AACTCCGGATGTCTTAGTTAAATTGAATAAATCTTCATGGTCTTTTACCCCGAACCCATCTTTCGTGTATCCCACGAAGGATGTTTTTGTCTCTGGTGCGTACGGTGGGTCGAGATATACAAAATCACCCTTTCCTATTTCCTTAAACGCTTCACGAAAATCACATTTTCTAAACTGTACATCCTTGATAAGGTCGCTCACTTTTGAAAGTTCCTTTTTGGTAAGAATCATAGGTGTTGTTTTATAATGACCGTACGGTACGTTAAATCCATTGGGTCCTTCACGGTATACACCCCTAAAACAAGTTTTGTTTAAAAATATAAACATTGCTGAACGCTGGGGTGTTTCTTCCTTGTTTGAATTAAATTTCTTTCTCATCCAGTAATAATAATTTTCCTTCGATTGTTTAGCCTCTTTGAGAGTCTTTGGTTCGCGATTAATTTCAGTACCTAAACACTTGTCGTATTCGTTGAACATCTTCTGTAGATGTTTATGTACCACGTCTGGTTGTGTTTGAATATTCTGATACAGGGCTATCAGTGACCCGTTAAGGTCGTATGCACATACCTTACCATTCGCGAGACCTTTTGACAGGACCGACAGAAGAACACTTCCACCACCGACGAAGACTTCGTGATAATCGTCAATTTTTGTAGGAAAAGAACCTAAGACATCTTCAATAATTTGAGTTTTTCCACCGACCCATTTAATAAATGGTTTCATATTCTATATTCAAATTAAAGTTTTAAGCTCTTCTATATTCATGGAAGAGATTCGCAAAAACCACAATGATGCTAAGAGAAATCTTATCCAGTCTGTTTCAAAAGAAGGTGAACACATTCTTGATGTAGGCTGTGGGTTTGGTGGAGATCTTCAAAAATGGCACAAGTGTGGAGTGAACATTAACATGTGTGATCCCGAACCATCAGCCCTAGAAGAGGCTCGTTCCCGCGCTAAAAATATGCATATGCGAGTCAATTTCTATGAGGGTGACATTCATAATTGCCCAAATAGAAAATTTGATGTTGTATGTTTCAATTTTTCTTTACATTATATATTTGCAACGAAGAACTTGTTTTTTAGTTCGATACATGAAATAAGAAAACGGATAAAACCAGGTGGTATTCTCATGGGTATCATTCCAGATTCTGAAAAGATTATTTTTAAAACTCCTCTCATAGATGATAGAGGCAATTTTTTCAAACTCAAAGACCATGGGAATGGTGGTTTTGGTGAAAAGTTATTTGTAAATCTGGTTGATACACCTTATTATGCGGATGGACCAAAATCAGAGCCGGTGGCTTTCAGAGACTTGTTGATCACACATTTAGAAGAGTTGGGGTTTAGTTTAGAACTTTGGCAGGGTCTCACTGGAAATCCTATATCGGAGCTCTATAGTAAATTTATCTTTGTATATAAGAGATGAGAACACTTGCGCTGTTATTGATAATCAATCTGTTTGTTCTTTATTATACCAGGCAACCAAAGGAACTTGTTGAGGTTAAGGAAAAATATACCATCCTCAGGAAACACCTTCGTGAAACAAATAACGAAAAGTATCATATGCTTCACAGGACTATACCCCTCACGGGTATGAAACGAATGTGGGGTTCTGTCGGTTCTAATACAAACAAAGGTGGTGAAATAGTTGTATGTCTAGATGGTAAACCGAATGAAATATTTCACGTTCTGATTCATGAATTGGCCCATTGTACCGTGAGTGAATACAAACATTCCCCACAATTTTGGGAAAATTACATCGAACTTCGGGACATGTGTATTAATTTGGGTATTTATGAACAAATTCCCGAAAGAACCGAATTCTGTGGTCAGCACATTCAGGATAAATAATCTCAGTTTAGTTTAAATGAAGACACCGGTGAACATTTTGATTACGGCCATCGCGTATTGGATACTCCTATACGTCGTAACACTCGTACCACTTATATCCAAGAGTTATCATTTAAACCTCATATGGTTTACTGTCATTATACCCAATGTTATTCGATTCGCCATCGGTAACATCCCACGCCTCGCGGTAGACCGAGTATTTTTCTTATCCACGACTTTCATCGCGTTAGTTATTACCTTTTTCATCAACCAGATTTCATCTGAAACGAAGAAAGCTATGACTGATCATAAAGCCGACGTTAGCAAGAAACTTAAATTGAGTGCCTTGTTAGCGGGGACGTTTGCTCTTGGTGCTTTGGGTACGTATTATTCTGGAATTGATAATTCTATTTATAGTAATATGGGCTGGGAAAGGCCTGTTTAAGGCTTGACTACATAGTCCTTCATGAAATAGAAGACGATCGCGGCTACTACACCAGTAGTCGCGAGGCCAACCATACTCCTACCCCCTTGTTCGTTAAGGAACTTGGGGATAGAAGTCGCCAATTTGTCCTGGACAGGCTTGCTCACCGCAAGACCTGTGCACGCCGCAACAAGAAGAGCGGTCATTTGTTCGTCGGTGAGATTCATGGGGTTCTTACTGGCGGGCTTCTCAGCCTGTTGCACATGCATTCCCTGAGGCTGGGGAGCAGTCATCTGGGGCATCATACCCTGCATCTTGGGTTCATCGGTCATCATAGGGGGTTCCATCATGATATCGTTAATGGGAGTAGAATCCATCGTCTCTTTACTCTGACTCACATTTTTTTCGGGTTGAATTTGCGCTTCGTTTTTTATAAAAGATGTGGACTGATTCTGACTAATGGGAACCATTCCTTCTCCGTCATCTGAAAGATTCATGGTATACACTCGATCTGAAGCCATTTAATATACCCATAGTTTTTTGAACAATTATCGAGACGCACCTACTTAGTCTTTGTGATCTTGAGGTTTGTTTTCTTAGTCGCCTTCTTAGCATCATCTTCCTTCTGCTGCTGATGTTTGGGGTTGTACATCTTCTGGTGCAATCTCCATAAATCTGGACCACCAACCCTGAAACCCTTTCTAACCGTTGCTTTGTACCAAAATACACAATCCTGAATCTTGTTAGATTTTACTGTATTATCTAACACGAGACATTCGTAGTTCTCTGTACAGGCGTCCATCACTTTACAAAACATATCGAAAGAAGGGAAGATACCAAAGAAGGATTTGTATAACTTTTCTCTGTTCTGGATAATGTTCTCCCTGAGAATAAACACATAATCCACATTGGCTCGTAGTGCCGGTGGTAAGTCCATAACATATTGCATTGTCAACATAAAGAAGATCTTCCAATGACGACCATTCATAAAACACTGTCGAATACACGTATCTTTTAGAAACTTTGAGTCATACATACAGTCATCCAGAAGCATAAACGCTCCACAATTTGATTTACCCCCGCCCACCAACTTTCTCTGTCGGGCCATAACCCTTTCTATCGCATCTCTGTCGTAGTCACCATAAATGAATAAATCTGGGATAAACTCAGAGTAAAAATGATTACCCTCTTCTGTTCCTGATAGTACAATACCTGCCGGGAGGTGTTTCTTATGATACATGATATCTTTCACCAGAGTTGATTTACCGGTGTTACGCTTACCTATGAAAACACACACCCTGTCATCCGCGATCGTCTCGGGTTTGAATTTCCTCAATTGAAGATTCATTCTAATGTACTGTCTCGTTTTATTTACCAAAATTTTACTCATATACAGTAGGAATGGCTGGTCGTCTGAGACTTGCTGCCACTGGGGTCCAAGATGAATGGCTCACAGGTGAACCACAGTTTTCGTACTTTCTAACAAATTTCAAACGTCACTCAAAATTTGCTTTTGATTATGTTGAGAGCCAATTCGATGGGGACATAGATTTTGATAAGACTGTCATATGCACGATACCGGGTGACAAAGGTGATTTGATTAAAAATGTTACACTGAAGGTTACACTGAGTGATCCCAAACCAGATGACGGTGGTGAAAATGATATGGTATGGTCACCGTCTATAATTACTCATATGATAGACTACGCAGAACTTTTAATAGGTGGACAACCCATTCAACGAATTACAGGAGAGTACATCTATATGCATCAACAACTTCATAATACGAATGACGACATCGAACAAACACTGTACTTTCTCAATGGACATGGTAATTATCTAAGTTATGCAGATCCGTATACATATTTCCTGGATATTCCATTCTATTTTTATAGGAACCCATCCCTGGCTATACCAACATGTGCACTTCAAAAACAAGTCGTAGAGGTGAGAATTAAACTAAAACCAATTTTAGATCTCGTTCGAAACGTGAGTAGTACGGATCCAAGTGATTCATATGCTGATGCATCCGCTTCAATCTTAAAGTTCTCACTTGATACCGAGTTTGTGTATTTGACAGAAGAAGAAAGAAACTTTCTCATGACCCGCCCACTCGATTACGTCATCACACAAGTTCAAATGTCTAAATTTGTCATGAAAGCCGGTGAAAATAAGAAAAGTGTCATGTTAAACTTTCAACACCCCGTGAAAGAATTATTATTCACATCAC